ATGTAGATGGGTATTTGGCCGGGGTATGCTCGCATTGCCACCAGGCGCACCTCGCCATACAGGAGAAGAAAACCGCAGTGAAGAAGTTCGGGATTGCTCAGAGGAGAATATCAAATCTTGGAAGAATCGCTGGATTGTCAGAGGGTGGCGGGGATGAGTGACATAAAATTGATCAAGGTGTCGGCATGGTGCGCAGGTAGCGACTGCCCATTTTTTGATTATGTCCCACTGGTCGGTCCAGGATGCACCGGAGGGCAGAATAAAATTGACGGGGCAGAAAAATGGACCAGGCTGGACAAGATGACAAGATGCCCTTTGCCGTCAAATCGCAATCACCGTTGACCGCCACGGCGTTTTTAGGTGCCAGGCAATGCCTTGGCCGGCGGCAGGGCGAAAGTGGCTTAAAAATCAAATACGGAGGGTGTGGGATGCAAGAGATAACCGTAAGAGTTGGGGATCTGCTTTTTGATTTTTCTAGTTTCGGGGATTGGTGCGATAGTGCGAGGCGTAAATTTTTAATGTCCGGGGCGAGGGCGGCGGAAACAATTTGTGTTGACTCTGCGGGCCGGGTGTGCCAAAAAGGGGAGGAATTTCAAAGGGCGAGGGACGAAAATACTTTTCCGGTCAGGGTTTATTATGTCCTTTGCGGAAAATAAGGTTTTGCCATGTCGGTGTCCGGTCATGCTGTCCCTCGCCCTCTCTGACGAGAGAGGAGATACAGTTCAGCCCGTTTCCCCCACCATGGAAGGGGGCCGACATGGCATTTTTTTAACTGTTTCCAATCGTGATCAACACCTCCAGCCCGAGGCTGATGATCACATAGCCGCAGATCAGAGCGGCCAGGACCGTTTTGTTGTCGATGTCATGCCAGATTTTTTTCATGATTTTGCCCCCCTCCTCCCGGAGTTGTTATGGTCGTTACGGATTAATTTTGATCTCGATGCACCGGTAACATCGGCGCATTTTGCGCAAACCGGGCAGTAAAAACGAGGTATTCCCCGGCCGGTCCATTCGATTTTTAGTTGATGTTGAACTCCGCATTTCGGGCAGATGCAGAGCGTCATTTTTTTAAAATCCAGGATGTCGCCTTTACCCATTCGGCAACCCGGCCCACCGCGCCGCCTCCCACAACACAAAGCCGAGCATAGAGCCGACAAGAGCGCCGGCAAAGGCTACGGCCGCAATCGATAACATAAATTCACGGTGCCACTGAGCATAGGTCCAAGTTTTATTTTCCATTTCCGCCTCCGATCATTTTTATTTTGTTGATATTTCCGCCGGTCCGGTGCCAGCGTTGGTAGAAATTCGTCAAAGAGATGCCGATCGCCTCGGCCGCCTCAGCCGGGGACAGCTTGCGGCCGTCCAGCATGTCCACAACCACGCTTGAGCCCCGGTTGTGCCGGGCGTGGTCAATGCCGAGCCGTTTCAGATCAGCGCAGATCAGGGATTGTGCCATTCCCAGAGCCGCCGCAATCTGACCCTGATTGTTGTGTTTGATCGCGCCGGCCAGGAAATGCCGGTAAATCCGGACTACCGTGTCCGGAGTCGATAGGATGCCGGCGACGGCCAGGGCTTTGACGCGCTTGGCCTTCCAGGTTGATGATGGTGAAAATTTCATGCTTGCTCCTGCTCTAGGGCCGTGTGGCTAATTGTCTCGTAGATATATCCATCCGGCCTGATATATGTCCGAGAAACGTGATAGGGACAGTCACAGTTGTATTGGTGTGATGTAACCAACCGCCTAAAACGCAGGTAATCTGTCCCGGTGACAGCGGCGAGATCGGCGAAACGCACGTCGTCTACGCGACACATATTAATCTGTTTTATTGCGATAACGGCTGCCATGATGCACCTCATTTTTCAAATTATTCTGATTTTTCAATTCCCTGATATAAAAATCTATTCCGGGGTACGGTAAATCGCGCTCAAAATCCAGGGCGTCAGCGTCATCCTTGTCCGCCGTCAGCGGCCTGGTGCTCCGGGGTGGAGCGTCGTCAAATTGTACCTGCACGTTGTCGGGGTGGGTCGGTTTCCGGTTCATTTTTTCACCTCGCTCGTTAACCTCACAGCGCCCCTTAATTCAGACGTTACCCTGCCGTGGGAGGCTTGAGTTTATGCACCTTCAGTAGGGCATTTTCAAGCACCGTTCCACGTGGGTCGTTTTGTTCGTCCAGCCAGGCCCAAACCCACTCAGGCAGCCTGACCCCCTTAGTTATTCGTTTCATGCCAGGGGCGGCGGGCTTTCGCCCGCTCCCCGGCTGTGCTCCGCCCCGGCTCAACCTTCGCACCGGCAATGAAAATCAGCCTCGCCACATGCGCAGCGGTCGGCAATACTCCACCGACTACCGTCCGCGACCAAAACGCACTTTTCGTCCCAGCTCCACACCTCAGAGGTGTTTTGCGGGTCAACCCCGCCGAACGTCGGCAGGTTGCAGGTGTCAACAACAACCTGGTCAATCCAGACATTCTCTCTAACCTCGTCGCTGATTTCGTTCAGGGTGTCACAAAGTTGGTTCAGGGTGGTGGTGGCGTTGATTTTCTCTTGTTCGGTAGTCATGGCCTTTCTCCTCGTTTTTTTTGGGTTGGGCTTGATTGCCCGTTTGATTATGATTTATCCTAACACAGATCCGGGCAGGCTGTCAAGTTTATTTTACGATATTATTTTTGACAGATGCAAAATAATTTGCGCATTGGTTTGATTTTCTTGTTGCAATAGTAAAATCTTTTTGCAATATTACGAACAGGTGTAAAAATATTTTAGAAAGTTGTTTAATTGCGAGAGAGAATCAGGCGAAAATGGACGGAGATACGGCAGGAGCGGTTATTTTTTGCATCATCTTGGCGCTTTGCCTGTATGCCCCCGTGTGCGAGTAAACGTAGACAGTTCAAAACAAATTTGAACAAAATAAGGAAATTATGGAATACGACAGGGATCTCCTCATCCCAGCTATCTGCTCTAGGATAGCAAACGGTGAGACTGTCAATGTAATCCTGAAAGAGCCTGGGATGCCAGCGCATCCGACATGGTGCGACTGGATGCGGGAAGATCCGCAGGCCTCCGAAATGTACGCCCGCGCGCGCGAAAGCCGCGCCGACATTAGATCCGACAGGATTGACGAATACGCTGACGACATGATCAAGGGGAAAATCACTCCAGAGCAATGTCGGGTCGCTATCGACGCCCAAAAATGGCAGGCTGGAAAAGAAAATCCTCGTAGGTATGCCGATAAATTGCAGCATGGTGGTGAGGTTTCCCTAAATATCCTCCCTGACGACAAATTGGGGGCAGAAATTGAGCGGTTGCTGGCGAAAAGGGCCGAGGTAAAATAGCTATTATGGCACTGAGTTGGGATGAGGAGAGACGTCTGGCTGCAATGCTGAAAGAGGAGGAGCGCCGTAAATCCCGCAACCGACTACAGTATTATCGCCCGTACAAAAAACAAATCGAATTTCATGCCGCCGGGGCCACCTACAGGGAGCGGCTTTTCCGGGCCTCCAACCAGTCTGGAAAAACTCTGGCCGGCGGGGCAGAGGTCGCAATGCATCTCTCCGGCAGGTATCCAGAGTGGTGGGATGGGAAAAGGTTCGACCGGCCAGTGAGGTTTATGGCCGGGTCTGAGTCCGCCGAACTCACCCGCAAGGGTGTCCAGCGCATACTCGTAGGCACCCCAGAGGACCGCGCCGCCTGGGGCACTGGAATGATACCCGGAGATTGCATCATAGATCATTCCTCTCGCTCTGGCGTAGCTGATGCCCTGGCCTCCATCACGGTAAAAAGTGAGTTCGGCGGAAATTCATCGCTGCAATTCGCCAGTTACGACCAGGGTAGGTCGAAATGGCAGGCCGAAACACTCGATGGCGTGTGGTTTGATGAGGAGCCACCGTCTGATGTGTATAGCGAGGGTGTAACCCGGACAAACACGACCATGGGGCCGGTAATCCTGACTCTGACCCCTCTCATGGGGATGAGCGAGGTGGTCCGGCGATTCATGACGGAGGAATCTCCAGACCGTTGTGACATCAACATGACTATCGAGGATGCCGAGCACTACACCCCAGAGGAGCGAGTCCGGATAATTGCCTCATACCCAGAGCATGAGCGTGACGCACGGACAAAGGGGATCCCCATCCTCGGCAGTGGCCGGATTTTTCCTGTGACGCAGGAGAGTATCAGTGTGGGAGCGTTCTATATTCCTGATCACTGGCCGGTTATCGGTGCCATTGATTTCGGGTGGGATCATCCGACCGCCGCTGTCCGGCATGCGTGGGACCGTGACGGCGATTGCATCTATGTCACCCACGCCCATCGGTTGTCTCGCGCTACTCCGGTAATCCACGCCGCCACTCTTAAGGCCTGGGGGGCATGGTTGCCGTGGGTGTGGCCGCACGACGGACTACAGCACGATAAGGGGAGTGGAGAGCAGATTGCCAGCCAATACCGTGACCTAGGGCTAGGGATGTGCAAAGAGCGCGTAATGTTCGAGGATGGGACAAACGGTGTCGAGGCTGGCCTCAGCGACATGCTGACCAGGATGCAAACCGGGCGATTCAAGGTTTTTTCGCACCTATCGGAATGGTTTGAGGAGTTTTTATTGTACCATCGCAAGGACGGGCGGGTAGTAAAAGAGTACGATGACCTCATATCCGCCAGCCGGTACGGTGTGATGGGTAAAAGATTCGCAACCACAAAGCCGGTTCGGCGTGTCTACGCTGGCGCATCATACGGGGCACCACGTGACTCCGTTGTGGGTATCTAATATGCAGGCGCTCATATCAAAATTGCTGGCGAAACGCAACGAGGCCGTGCAGTACCGGGCATCATCCGGGGTCGAAGCCCGGTGGCTGGAAGACGAAGAGGCCTATGATGGTCT